CCATCAATATTATTAGATAAGGCATTTGAAGACGATAATGAACTAGACGGTGCTGGAGATGGTTATCCAGATCTAGTAAATACTGGAACTACGTATAATAATCAGATTAATTTAGATGCTGGAAATTCTTCCACGTTATATGGTATTGAAGAAACTGTAGGTGGAACGAATACTACTTTATTTGTTGCTGGAGATACAATCAAAGATTCTAGTGTACCTTTCAAAACTCCTACTGTTACGGATGCTGGTCTATTGAATGAAGGAGTTGAACATTCAGCATTTATACAGATAACAATGGATATGAGAAATCCAAATAATTATAATGGAATAGATTTTATACCTGGAGAAGTTGTAACTGGAGTAGATTCTCTTATTGAAGCTACGGTAGTTTCTTGGGATCCTACTAATAAAATTCTAGTTGTAAATAATCCAGTACCATATGATACTGGAGATCCAGAAATAGGATTTATATATGAGTTTTCATCAAATTCGACAATTACCGATATTAGAATTTTAGATAGTGGTAATAGTTATACAACACCGATAACAGTCAATATACCATCTGCAATTGTAAATGCTTCGGCTACTGCACAATTAACGGCAGATCAAATAACAAATATTACTGTTGATGTTGGTGGATATGGATATACATCTGCTCCAGAAATAACATTTACATCTGGATCTGGTTCTGGAGCTATTGTCCAATCCATTCTAGGAGGAGAAAAAATTTCAGGAGGTAATGGTGGGTTGTGGAGAATACTTTCTGTAGATTACTTAACCAGAGTTAGAAATGACAAGTTTTAACAACTAAATACAATATAGGGAATCATAACATTCATGGGATAAATTAATGTCAGCACTTCTTACAGATCAATTCCGAATTTACTCGGCAGGAAAATTCATTAAGTCACTTGAAGGTCCAGATCCAGAAGCAACAGATTTAACTGCTGGATCTGATAGAGATCGTTTGTATATTTTTATTGGAAGACCACAACCTTGGGATAATGAAAATAATCCTCCACAAGCTATCGATAGTTTTGAGGAATATAGCGATTTATATGATGATATGATTTCACTAAAAAGAGTATTATCAAATGATACTATTCAAGTTGTTCGTAGAATAGATTGGACTCCACCAGAAAAAACCACTGGTGGTTTAGGTTTCATTTATGACATGTATCGTCACGACTATTCTCCAACCAAAACAGCGGCATCTGGTTCTACTCGTCTCTATGATGCAGATTTTTATGTTGTTAACTCAACATATCAAGTATATAAGTGCATTTATAATGGGACATCACCAGCAGATCCAAACGGAAAACCATCCACAATCGAACCAACTGGTACTTCAACTTCAATTGTAACTACTGCAGATGGTTACAGATGGAAGTATATGTATACTATTCCAGTTGCTCAAGTTTTAAAATTCTTCTCTTCTGATTATGTACCAGTACTATCAGATTCTTCAGTATTGAGTAATGCTGTTGCTGGAGAAATTGATACTGTAGTTATTACTGCTTCTGGTTCTGGATACAACAATGGAACTTATGATAACGTACCCATTGTTGGTGATGGAACAGGAGGTAGAGTATCTATCGTTGTTGATGGTGGTAAAATAGTAAATGCTACTGTGACATCTGGAGGTACTGGATACACTTTTGGTAAAATTATCGTAGATTCCATTAATGGAATCGGAACTGGATCTGGTGGAACCATTGATGTCATTATTCCACCTCAAGGTGGTCATGGATCTAACCCATCGTTCGAATTGGGTGGATATAGAGTTATGGTTAATGCCAAACTATCATACTCAGAAGGTTCTGGCGACTTTCCAATTGACAATGATTATCGAAGAATTGGATTGCTATTAAATCCATACAAATATAACACCGAAGAATTATCATCCGATTTAACTCTCAGTGCAACAAAGGCAGTAATTTTTTCACCAACATTCCAAGGAAATTTTGTTGTTGACGAAATTATAACTCAAACTAGAACTGTTGGTGGTCAACAGATTACAGCAAGAGGAAGGGTTATTTCCTGGAATTCTACAACTAAAGTTTTAAAATTCTACCAAAATAGAGTGGATGGTATTTATCCAGAAATTACAGGATCTCTAAATTTATTTGATGGAAGTAACGTAATCACAGGATCATCTTCTGGTGCTTCTGGAGAACCTGATGTAAACTTCCCTGCTGTTCCTGGAACATCTACAAGAACAATTAATAATACGGAATATGATTTGGGTATGAAATTTACATCTGGTTATGCATTCCCAGAACTCCAGAGAAACACTGGAGAAGTTATCTATATAGATAATAGGAGATCGATTTCTCGCGCAAGCGATCAGATTGAAGACATTAAAATTGTTATCGAATTCTAATTAGAAAGATAGAAAAGAAATGGCACAAAACACCAACCTGAATGTAAGTCCTTATTATGACGACTTTGATAAGTTTAAGAACTTTTATAAAGTTCTTTTCCGACCTGGATTTCCTATCCAAGCAAGAGAACTAACAACTCTACAATCTATCTTACAAAATCAGGTAGAAAGCGTAGGATCTCATCTATTCAAAGATGGAGCTATGGTTATACCTGGCCAGGTTGGTTGGGACAATAATGTAGATTGTGTTTTACTTCAATCTTCATTCTTGGGATCTGAGGTTGAAAACTATCGTTCGAATTTATTAGGTTCTACCATAACTGGACTTACTAGTGGTGTAAAAGCTGAAGTAATTAATACTATCAGTTCTACAGAATCAGACAAAGGTTTCGTTACTTTATATGTAAAGTATACCGAATCTGGTGGAATAGAAAAGACGAATAAAAAATTCCAAAATAACGAACAAATTATTGTTGATACTGAAATTACTTTTGGTACAACTTTAATCGAAGTTGGAACTCCAGTTGCTCAATTAATTCCAAATGACGCTACTCAAATTGGATCAATTGCTTATATTAATACTGGTGTTTATTTCATAAGAGGATATTTTGTTGACGTAGAATATCAAAGTTTAATCTTAGATCAATATGCACAGAATCCATCATATAGAATTGGTTTAGAAGTATCAGAATCAATTATAACATCGGAAGATGACTCTTCTTTGAATGATAATGCTGCTGGATCATCGAATTATGCTGCTCCTGGAGCACATAGATTTAAAATTAAAGCTACCTTAGTTAAAAAGGATATTGATGATGATGCAGATAAAAATTTCTTAGAACTTTTAAGACTAAAGAGCGGTAAGGTAGAATTAAAAGTTGATGAAACTAAGTATAATGAATTAGAGAAGCGTTTTGCCTCTCAGTTATATGATATTGCTGGGGACTTTATGGTTACCCCATTTGACATTAAGGTTAGAGAATGTCTAAATGATGGATTCAATAACGGTGTATATCTTCCTGGAACATATACAGACGATACTAAAGTATTAGCATCAGAAGATCTGTATACTGTTCAAATTTCACCAGGTAGAGTTTATCTACAGGGATATCCTATTGTTAGAGATGCTCCAGTATACCTAGATCTTCCAAAGCCAAGAGAATATAAATCACTACAAAATAATATTATTCCATTTGAATTAGGAAATAATATTGAAGTTTCTAATGTATATGGATCTCCAACTTTAAGTGGACCTGATATCGATAGTTCGTATCAGACTATAGAATTAAGAGATCTATTTTCAACAACTCCAGGCGCAGCTGCAGGAAACGTTATAGGACTTGCTAGAATTGCAAGTTGGGAGTTTATTTCTAGTGGAACAGATATAACTGAAGGAGATTTAAATGATTATTATGATGCTCACATTTTTGATATTTCATTATTCACAAAGGTATATCTAACTGGATCAGTAACTATTGAAGGTGGTTCTATTGTAAGAGGGAAAAGTAGTGGAGCAACAGGATTTATTCGTTTAAGTTCTGGAACTTCGTTTACTGGTCAAACACTAACTCTTTATGGTGTAAGTGGTGATTTTAGATCTGGAGAAGTAATTGAAGTAGATGGTAGAGATAAGGGAACTATCTCTAAAGTATATACATATCAATTCTCTGATATCAGACAGATAATTGGAAGAAATATTTCAAATACAGTAATTTTATCTGGTGATGTTCAGTTCTCAGATGAAGTTAAATTAACTGGAGATAAATTTACATATACATATGTATCTTCACAGGGTTATTTGACTGGATATAATAGTAATATCTCTCCAGAGATTAGATGTGGAGATTACTTGTATATTTCCGATACTCAATACTTTATTGTTGGTGCTGTGCCAGCAAACCTAGATACAACCTCAGTATTTACATATTCCGAGCAAAAATTAAAAGTTACTCCAGCAGCAGGATTCTCTCCTTCATCTGGAGTAGAATACAATGTTGTGGTTAGAAAAAGACCATCATTGTTAGGTAAGCAAAATGGGGATCTCTTCACAGAGATGCCAAAAGAATCAATAAAGACTATTACTGATGAAAGTATGATCATCAGGAGAACATATGAGTCTCAGATTACCAGTAATAGTTTTACAATTTCTCTCGCAGAAAATCAACAATTCGAAGCTGTAGAAACCGAAAATTATAATTTAGTTGTAACTGGTGTTGCTGGTGGTTCTAGTTACAGTATTGGAGATATTTTAATCTTACAAAATAGTGCATCTGGAGATGCTGCCTATACAACCTTC